TTAGCACGAAAGGCCATACGGTTTCCTTCGACAAGATCTGAGGTTGAATAGGAGTCAAACTACCAGGAGTTTGAAAGCCCTGTGATTCGTTAATAGCGGAACCAGCTTCGTTACCAGCCATTGTTACAGGCATGAAGATACCTTGAGGGGTAGGCTTCAAACTAGACACTTTGAGTTTAGACCAAGTGTAGGTCTTTAAATTCTGCTGTTCTTCTAAAACTTGTGATCCGGTATCGTAGTTTCTTTTAAAGATACCGTCTAACGTAGACGTATTTGACATAAATTCTCCTAGAAGCCTTCGGTCTCACGCATAATACGTTCAACTCGTTGGGCGTCTGTTTCTTTTGTTTTCCCTCTAGGGGCTACGCTTCCAAGCTTCGATCCACTCGGTGGAACAGCAGGTTTTTCAAGAGCTTTTTTAAGACCTATTTTCTTTAATGGCTCCAAGCCTTCGGTGACCATTTCATAAGCCTGCTTTAACTCCGCTCTCGTCGGGACATTTATATCTTTAGCGATTTCTTGTAGTGCGGCACGAACCGAATACTCGATGGTTCGTAACGCCTTTACATCAACAGGCCCTTTATCAGTCAGGTAACCATCTTTTTTAAGATACTCACCAAACTCATCTTCAAGAGATTGCTGATGCTCTTGAACGAACTTCTGTTGTCGCTCTTGTTCCCGTCTCTCCTGCTCCATCTTATATTGCTTGAACTCCATTGCTGACCGCAGTGCTTCAGCTTCATGTGGCTCATAGCCTTCAAATGGATCTTTTTCGCTTTGGGCTTTCAGAGGATCTACCCATTTCCCCTCAATCATATCCATTACCGTCCGGATATACTGCGGGTTTTTGGACAATCCTTCGTGAAGCTGCCTAGCCCCTCCTAGTTCCTCTAAATTCTTTTGAAGCTGCTGAAGCTGGGTCTTGAATTGACGGTTTTCATTCGCCAGCTTTTGAATCCTTGCTTGAGCTGGACTTAAAACCTTATCAATCTGACCTGACTCTTCACCACCTTCACTACCTTGATTCTCATCTACCTCTACAGTTGGCGACTCTGTTGGCTCCGTAGATGTCTCAGGAGCTTGTTCCGTCACGCCTTGCGATTCTTCCATGTACTCTCCTTCCGTAACGTGGTTAACGGTCCGCACCGAGCTCGTAACGAGAGCCAGTCGATTATGCTGCTTGAGGAGCACCTAATAATTTAGGCGGCCCTTGAGGAGCACCATTTTGAGGACCTCCAGGAGGCCCCATCATTGCTTGTTGCTGCATTTGCTGCGCCTTCATCGCTTCTTCTTGTTGATGAGCTTGAATGTGTGCATCGAGAGCGAGTTTCTGCTCATCAGTGGCTCTTTCTAAAAACTGTGGATCTTGAATTTTCTCAGTGTGACAAGGGATGTGAATCGCCGCGATATCGTAAGGACTTACTTCCACAGGAAGACCGTTAATGATTCGATCATTTTCCCATTCAGCCTTTTTTATCTCAATCGACTGTTCCGACTTGAAAGGCTCAAGCCCCAAAGCTTCCATGAGTTGAATTCTAAGCTTTTCCCCACGAGGAGAGTCTTCTTGAAAGGCAGGCCCTAAACCGCCTTGCTTTGCTAAATCGTTATATACTTGAGCCGTTTGTACTTGGCTCTTAGGGATCATCGAACCTGGCTCAATCTTAAGCGTAATACCGTCACCTAAATCTTCCCCTATGAAAGATCTAATCTCCATGTCCAATGCATCTTTTTTAATCGTACGCAGATAATTAATAAGAGTTTCATTCGGGAGTTTATTAAAATTACGAATAAGCCTTAATTTATTATTAGATCCTCGCTCATGAAAGATAGCCCATGAATTCATCAAGTCTGATTGCTGAGAAGCTGCATTCTCTAAAAGAGTTTGAATCGCGGACGCCGCCGTTACACCAGCAGGAGGTTGCCCTTGCATCGCAAAGTTAGTCCCCGCAATTCTAACCATCTGATCTATAATCATCTGCTTTTCTTTAAAGAACTGCTCAGGAAGAGGAACGCCTTGTTGTCTCGCTGGTGCCGCTGCTCCTGGAATTGGGCGATAAGTATAAACATTCCCACCACGGCCATTAATAATCCCACGCTTTAAAGAATTCTCAGGCGTCAACCAATCAGGTTTAGCCATTGTGTTAGCGTTCTCTAAAATAGCACCATTGATTTCGTTTACTCTCATGTTGAGAGGAGTGAGTTGCTCAACCAATGACTTACCTAAAAGCCTCCCGATATAAGGCTCGAAAATAAACATCGTGTACGGATGCCACGTAATGTTTTCAGCTGGCATGAAATAAGGACACCCTAAATCATCTCCACCATTCCAAGAATCATAAACAATCTCAGCATTAGCTTTGACGAGCATTCTCCCTTTAGGAAATTCTTCTGTCGGACGGATATAAACTTCACTGACTAAAACCTTATCCTTAACACTTATTGTAGAGGCTAGTCCCAAGCTGACAGGAGTTGAGTACTTCATTTGCTCCCGCGCCATCAAAGGCTCAGAAGGATTAGCTCCAGCCTCTACCTCCATCGCCTTTCCTGTGTAACCAGGAAGCGTTTGGTTGTAGGCCTTTTGAACCCACTCAAGATCCATTAAATAATCTTCACGAATCCACGGGATCTCATCGAAGTTCTGTACTGACCAATCCATGGAGACAGTAAGCGGAGTTAGAATCGTAACGGCTGAATCGCCCGTCTTTTGATTCTGCATAACCACTTTACCATCTTCACCAATTACCTCAGCCCCGCGCTCATCATACTGAGGCTCTGAGAAGTCCTTACCCGCTGAAGTATCCCAATAATCTTTACGAAAGACAGTCCCTACAGTCATTGCCCAAAAAGCCGACATGCGAGAGTTCTCATACTCATTATCAATGACGTATTTAGCCTCAATCACTCGTTCTGCCATTCTAGAGGCATTGCGAGACTTATCGTCATTATTAAATCCCACCGCAGTCGCTGTAGGCTTGGCCCGTGTCATGTAAGAAACCAACGTCCTAATAATAGGCTCGATCTCGTTGGTGACATACATGTTCGGACGGGTATTTTGATTCTGAGAAACAAGGAATTGCTGACCACTCATTTGAGCAACGCCATTACCTGCAAGACCTAATTGCTGATTGCCATTCGCGAACGCAACATTACGCAGCCAGACCTGTGATAATTGGATCGAGTTCTTTGCCCAATCCGAATACAACTCGTCTAGAGTCGATGCGACCTTTTCTAAATCTTCAGCATATAAGTCTTTAATGGCCATTCTTCACCGTTATGGGTTGTCCAAAAACATCGTATTCAACCATCTCATCTGCACCGTTACCGTAGTAATTATTAGCTTCCGGTACAGGACTTGTGATCAGTTGATAGGCTGAGGTTGAACTCAACGCTATCAACCGATCTACAAGACTTTTGTTCTGCTCGCGCAGATGTTTAATCTCGTCCTGATAAGCCTGACATTTTTTACAACTAAACATTAACTATTTGCAGGCCCTTCAACCCACCAGTCAAAACCATCCAATGCAGTGCAAGTAACTGTCAAAATATCGCCTTTCTGAGTGGCGTCGTAAGTTTTAACCGCACGGAAACCGTTAGCGCTGACGTTGTTTGTGAATCCCCACGCCGTGAAAGACTTAATAGAGCTGGAAGATACACCAGCTTGGTTAGTGACGTTAGTTGTGTCATTACCTGGTGTAATGATAAAACTTGTCGTCGCGTCTGTTACGACGGCAGAGCCTGTCAATTTGACAAGACCTTGCTCACCTTGAGCAACTTGAATAATTGTTTTTTCTGTTACTATTGCGGCCATAAATTCTCCTTTTTAGTTTTTAATTACCCATCGCGATATAATTAGCGACGACGGATGAAAGATCTGTAGCGTTAGCGACTTCTACTAATCCACCAGCACCCGCGGCTACTGTGTGAGTGTGAGTCCCAAGAGGATCACCTGTAAATACTTGTGCCGCAGCTGTCCCACTTAAACTAGAAACAGTTACCGCAGATGGAGCACCAACAAATGCCGGACCCGCATTGTTAACAACCTGATATGCCCCTGCGTCAGTCAACGCAGCACCCTGCACTGTAAAAACCGCTGGGGCACCAGTCACTGCCGTATTGCTTAGAATTAAATTAGGCGGAGTTGAGCCAGTAGCAGAAATTAACCACATCCCAGCGCACTGATCCACCCCCATCGTTTGGTTGTCCGTTGTCGTAATGACTTGTCCAACAGCAGTTAAACCAACGCCAGTGAATTGAGGAAAAGCCATATTGATGGCTGAAGAAAGAGTTGACCCTGTAGGTGTCACCGTTCCCGCGCCCGTACCAGTTACGGCTGATGTTCCGTTAGTCCCTGTTGGTGTTCCGCCGGAAGTTGCCCCCGTAGATCCGCCTGCACCACCCGCTGCTGTAAACGCCATTAACTTTTGTGTGCTATAATTATACGCAAGCAAATCGCCATTAACCGTTGATAGTTGCATTGAATTTAGAACAGACAATGAAAACTGAGTGGCTGGTAAACTATACCCTCCAGTAGGATAACTAGCGTCAAGCTGAAGCTGTCCTATCGCTCCACTTTGTGAGCCAAAGCTCTGATAATTCTTACTTAAAATAGTGATAGCCATAAACTCTCCTCAATAATAATTTGGATCAACCGGACCATCCGACTGATTGAAAATGATATTTCCTTGAGGTTTTAAGGCCTCAAACTCTTGCTCTTTTGATTTAGTTAAAAAGTACTGACCCGCTGACATCGCCTTATATTTGTTGTCTTCTACTTCGAACCTGAGAGGCGCATACATTTGAACCATATGAAGACAGTGAACGAGGGCGTCTACTCGGTCCTTGCGCTCTTTACCTTCAGCTTCAGGATTGAACGCGGAGATTTCTCCCATGAGTTCCTTGTTGTTCGTATGAAATAAACCTTTGGAGATAATGTGAGAAACAGACTTAGCTCGACGATACTTGTCTTTGTCTGCCTTTAAGTCATGGACTTGAATACCTCTAAAGTATCTCTCGCAGGCTTCGTATAAGGCCCTCTGGTAAGCGACATCCTCTACCCCTATGTGAGAAGGCTTATGCCTCTTTACAATCCCCTCAGCCTGCTCTAGCTGCTCTAGGAACGACCACTGACCAGCTATGGTCTCAAGATCGTAGATATGTCCATTAACTCCAACCCCGAGAGTTACAAAGGCTGTGTTACATGCTGTCTTTGATTTACTTATAGCAGGGTCACAAGCAGTAAGTACCATCCTAATCTCTGGGAGAACGTCATACCCACTGACTTTGGTTAAGTCGAAGATCTGCCCTTCAAAGGCATCCCATGAACCCATGACATAACGGTTGAACCACTCCGGAGAGTAAGAGTTCTTTAGCTGGGTAACGTAGTTAGCTGGCAGGTTAGCAAGGTTAGCTATCGTAGGGGCTGTCACCATCCGGTAGTCTTGATTATGAAGCCAGTTAGTAGCCCCTTCGCTCTTATCCATGCCAAACTTGTAGTAGACCCAGTTATAGCCCCTAGGATTGCCTGTAACGAGACCTTTTAAGTACTTAGCCTCTGGCCTACGTAAACGGCTTTGAAGCGTCAGGAAGGCTTCCTCGTCCACTTCCTCAGCTTGATCGATATAGAACGCTCCCAAGTTAGGGCCGAGAAGGGTTGCCTTGTCGTCTAAGTGTCGAAAGATAATGGTTGAGTCATTCCAAAATGTGACTGAATTCTCTGATTTATTAATAGTATAGGCTTCTGGTTGATAAATTTGAGACAATGCTCGTAAAAATACCTCTCTGGTTGAATCACGTAACTCAGGGTAAGTGAGTCGTCCAACAAGGCACAGATTCTGTGGCGATTGAGTGGCAAGTTCGATGATTTTGAGGGAAGCAGCAAGAGTCTTTCCATTTCCAACGCCGCCAAATAAGCCAACATATTGTTCCTTAGCATCCACAAACTCCTCTTGATGCTTATTAAGTTTCATCTCTTACCTCTCGGCTAATCTGAAGAGGCACAAACTCTAATTTCCCAGAATGATTAATGTTTTCAACATATAAGCCCGCTAGTGTTAGGTGTTCTTTGGCCGCTCTTAAAGCTACAGAGGGATCGGAATCGTTTACAAGTGCTTGAATTTTTTGAACTGAGCCGGCTAGATGTTTGAAAATTTCTTCCTGAGCTGCAATGACAGCTTTATTATTTCTGCAAAGTTGCTCTGCAATTTTAGATTTCTCTTCAAAATCAGGTAGTTTAGCCATGTATAAACTATACTAGCATAGGTATAAAAAAAGAGTGATAGGCCTTAGCTAGGGTTCTAGCATAGGGAGTTACTATAGAGTTACTATGTCTTAGGTGCTATAGGGATACCTAGGAGGACTAGCCATACAGCTACCGCTTCTATGTTGATTATCCAGCGGGAATTTTTAGAATGGGAGTTTAGTTTTTGCATTGGGAGTCTACATCTATTGTAGTGCCACTTTCTGAGGGTTCTCTCATGAAAACCTAAATAGAGAGAAAGTTCCTTCCAGCCCCTAATATAAATGCCTTTAGATTTCAATCTATGAACCTCATGCGGCAAAAAATTAAAATTAATAAATTTGGATTAACTATTTATATCAATAACTTAAGAATGAGTCAAAAATAAAGTGAAAATAATTGTAATTTGTTGTTGCATTAATTCTCTAGTTGTGATACAATGGGGTACATAAGAGAAGTCAAACAAAGGGGAATAAAATGAAAACAACTTTAGAAGTTTTTTGTGAGGCTGTAGGCTGGCAAGGCGGGACGATTCACGATGCAAAAACACATTTTTCTACTCTCGATATGAAATGGAGAGACCGTGTTTGCGGGAAATTAGTCGATAACATGAAAGATATTACAGACCTGGATACCGCACGATTTTTCTTAGAAAAAAGAAACGAATTTATCAACGTCGTCTGCGCTGGAGACGGCAAAAGTTGGCCATTATGGCGAGTTAAGCTGAAAGAAGAGGTGCAATCATGAACCCATGCGATAACTATGGGTGTTACCTCTACGGCACCCACCTTAACTCCTTCCATCCTGAATTATGTTCAGAATGCGAAAAGGAAATGGAACCGGATTTAGATAAGACAGTCTGTGATGACTGTAAACCTAACAAAGGTCAAAAATTAGGGATGGAGACAGATTCCGGCATAGTCATATGCATGGAATGCCTTAGTGGGAACGAAGTATAAACGAAAAGGGGATATGAATATGGAACAAGCAAGCATTACAAATCTAGGTGTTAATCCAATATCAGAGCTTAAGTCTGTGAGAAGCCAGATTAAGGCCCTCCAGGAGGCCGAGGATAGGCTTAAGATGCAACTTAACCGGCTACTCGATGCAAACGGCTTGGAAAAATTAAGTATCAATGGCTATGCCGTAGCGCGCGTTATAAACGATCGGTCTACTTTAGACACTGGAAGCCTTAAAAACCTTCATCCTGAGATTTACGAGGCTTTTACAGTTAAGAAAGCAGTTATTTCATTGAGGGTGATATGAAAGAACAATTAGAAAATTACAATTCAGACATAACACGTCACTTTGCCATAGCCAAAAGAGCTTATGATTGCGGGATGACATTTGGGACAGAATTAATGAGTAGCATATCGAGCGAATTGAAAGATTATAGAATCAAAATCAATGAAGAACAATGTTTGGATCTAATCGAAGAACTATTCATAAAGGGGACAAAATGAAAACATATTGGGAATATAGTGATACCGAACGAATGCTTTTATCCAAAGAAGAGATCCAGTCGTTAATTGACATTGAATTGATGACGAAAGGGATTATTAAAGTCAATCCGCCGACATTCAAAGAAATTAAAGAATTAACTCAATTTGATAAGCTTACTTATTATAAAGTTGAAGGCATCATTTTTAATACCATAGAGCAAGCCCATGCCTTTTTGAAATTGTGCCCCATGAAAGAGGGTTATGATTATTATGGTGCAGGTTACGATTATAAATTTGCCGAACTAATTGACATGACAATCAGGAATGAATCTCTTTTTAAAGAGAAAGATATCAAAATAAACTCTTTAATCTTCAAAGAAAATAAAGCCGCGAAAGAATACAACGAAGCCGAGAAAAAAAGGTATGAGAAAGAATTATCTGTCATGGATGACGCTACTCATCCAGTGTGGGACGACTGGATGGAAAAGCAAAACATAAAGTATAAATGCCATCGCATTAATGAAACCTATCAAGATTATTTGAAGATGACAGAAGGCAACGAGCAAATGGCCTATGCGTTTCTTTCCAAAATATATTCTGAAAGTGAAATTACTTTAGCTGAAAGTATGAGGACACCCCATGAATAGCATCGACATTTTAAAAGAAGCCTTGCGACCTGAAGGGGTCGTAGGGCCTATGGGACAAGATATTGATAAGCTAGATCTTAACATAAAGAAAATCTTAAATCAAAAGTACATGCTTTGTGCCACGATCAGGTGGGCAAAGGAGACTCTAGAAGAGCATATGGACAACGGGGAACATGACCAGTGGATTCATACCATGATTCAAAACTTTGAGGAAGCATTAAAGCGGGCGGTGATATGACACCACTAGAGATAAATAAACGTATAGCTGAGTTAAAGGGGTTTGGCTACGACCATCCTTACAATTCATTTAATTACCTCTATTTCTGTTCGCTCCTCTGATTTTTTCTTTACTTTTACTTGAGAGACATGGAGTTCAATATGCTTTCCTGAATCATCGGGGATAAGATGGGCGTAGCGAAGACCATCGATTGCCCACTTGCAGAACAAGTTGTCCGGATCGGTTTCTCTGCAACGATAGCTTGTGACTCTGACAACACTTCTGCTTGTATTTTCTTCTTTAATTTTTGCCTTTGCCAACGGTTTAGACGTAGGATTTCGTTTAAGGACGGGATTCTTTGTTTTAGTACGAGCTTTATATATTTCATATTCACCTAAAGTCATTCTCATTTTGATTCCAAAATTTCTCTTACTTCACCAGAAGCTAGACTTTCAAAATCTCCTAAATCTTCTTTTTTAAAAATATCAGCCGCGAAAATCTTTCCGCTTGGGAATTTAACCCCGTACTCATGCCCACCAAAATAATTATCAACCCAAACCGCGTTTTCTAATTTTCCAGTTACTGGATTTCTGGTTTTTCTAATAAAAGAAGACATATTCTACCTCGCGCGTTTTTTAAAATGCCTTTTTAAGAGCCTGTAGTAGGGCTAGGATCGACGATCTCCACCTTACCTATGGTGAGGTAAGCTTTTTATAATTCTTTGCGTAGCCGTCATCCTTGGAAGAGTAGGGTTTTGTAATCCCTAGCCTCAAAGCTTCGTCACAAACTAAAACTTCAAACATCTCAGAAGCGCAAGTTTCTGGTCTTTGTGACCTGAAACTAGCAATTTTATTAAGCAATTTTAAAGCATGTGAGCTTAATCTTACTCCTATTTCATTTTTTATCCAGTTTTTTTCACCCATTTTATCCCCTTAAATGTCTTTTAAAACAGTATCTTGCATTTCTTTTATATTTTTATTAATCTGTATTTCAGTTGAATATCTTTTTTGTACATACCCTTTTTCGAACCATTCTTGACCGTAAAGCGGCACAGATTCGCTCATTTCATCACGCCAATTTTGACAGTATTGGCATCGAAAACAAGAATACACCATCGACCCCTCATGTTTCATGGCTGAAATTACACCTAACCCATAGCATTTTTCACAGTCTGTTTTTTCTGTAGAACTTTCTGAATTTTGCAGTTTTACATTCGACACGATGTTTTTAAACTCAGCCCACGACGGAACTCTTTCGTGATTGTCTTTAGCGATTTTTGCCGCGCTTATTAAATATCTCAAATCTTTGTTCGGAAAAACTTCAATCCATCTCTCCCACCAAAGCTTGATTTTTTGCTGAATTAAATCTCTCGAACTATCGACAGCATAAAAATCATGAAGCATTACTATTTGTCTGGTAAAATCTTCTTTGTTCATATTCCCCCCATAAGTGTTTTGTTACGTTCTCGCTCAGCGACGGATTTATAAGTGCGGTAAAAATGTGCCCGATTAGTTTCTTGGTTTTCGTCACGAATTAAATCCCATTTTAATTTTTCTATCCCTCCCAGCATCTCCAAAGTTTTTTGGACTAATGGATGAAATTGTAATTTTCGATTATGAATCCAAGCAGTAACTTGCCCCCAGCCTTCTTCCGCTGATGGCTCTGAAGGGTCTTCCAGGGCGAATCGACGAATCATGCCGATTACGTTAGTCCCAGGGAAAACATTTTCTTGGGTTCGGATAAACTTATTTAGCCCGTGCATAAATTCCTCTTCGGTGAGACCAGAAAGGTATTCATGCATCATTTTTGCTCGCTCTTCGCTAAACTCTAAGCTTGGGAAATGAGATTTAAGAATTACTATCCCCTCCGCTACTAGTTTTGGCCTCAGCTTTAGCGAGCCATGCTGCAACCCCATCGAATCCTTGTCGGAACTTTTCGCTACTAGATTTTTTTCCATAATTGTTTCTCCCAAATTTGATTGCGTTTAAAATCCAAGTTCGCCAGGCGGCGGCCCAATCCTTCATTTCGTTTCCCTTCGAGGTGTGATGATTTTTGAATGCTTCGAACTCTGCGGCGGAATCCAACCCTCTCTCTTCGGCATACGCTTTCAATTCAGCCGTTAAGGAAAAGTCTTCCCCTAATTGGGATCGTTTTGTTTTCTTCGGCTTGCCCGAAGAAGTGGTAATATCAGGAATCAAGGAAGAGGGATTCAGAATATCAGGTATCAGAATATCAGCCCGGCAGGTAAGTGACATTTCATGGCCGTTCCGTGACATGTCATGACATTGAATTAATTCAACATTTTCAGAATCAGGGGAAGGGATGACAGAAACTGCCTCATGAGGGTGAGGGCGTTGGTGGGTCAAAAATGTAGGGATGTAACCATATGTCTTGTCATATAATTTAAATGTAATTACAAAGCCGTGACATGTAATTACATCCAAAAGTTCGTTAATATCGACCTCATCATAAGGCAAAATTTCAGCCTTAATTTTCTTTGGTCTCCATTCAAAACGACCTTCTTTATCGGCATAACACCAAAGCCCTTGATATAGGATTCTGGCTAAAGGAGGCATGTCGGCGACTTCTTCATTTTTAAAGAAGCCAGGCTTTATATTTCTTGAGCGCATTATCTTTTCCTCCCTTTAATCATCCCCCAACAAACCCCACAAAAATATTTCCAAATGTGAAAATCAGAGCCGTCATCTTCTAAATCAATCCTAAGATGAGCTATATCCATAGCTTCTTTAATTTTTTCAACAGGGAGGGTTTCTAAAAACTTTTTAATTGAGGGAATGCGAGATTCGCCAAAACAATATTTATCTTTTTCGTCTTTAAATATATTAAACCAATAAATACCAACATCTTCAATTGCCTTGTCTATCTTTTTTCTTTTTGAAATTAAAAATGTATTATATTCCTTTAATTGTTTAATGCGTTCTTTTTCTTTTTCCATTTGGCTAGAAATAGGATCTATAACTTGATTAAGAAGGCGTGCCGATTTTCCTCGATTACAATCAAAACATGCTGTGATAAGATTAGCTTGCGAATTATCGCCCCCTAAAGAAATTGGATGGATATGATCTATCTCTAAAATCACTACAGGAGGTTTTTGTCCACAATACTGACAAGAAAATGAGTCTCTTTTAAAGACCTCAAATCTAATCACTTTGCTAAGTGATCTTTTCATCGCTCCCCCAAGGGAAAAATCAAGTGGGACCACTCAAAGTCGTAGACTAAGAATGGCCCCTAAAGGCGTGAACCGGCGAAGGAACGCCACCTTGGATTATTTAATAAAATTTAAAAGTAGATCGCCGGTTACTTTCACAAAAAACACTTTACTCTCTTTTACAAAAAAGAGCTAATTAATAATTAAGTTTCATTTATTATCGTTAATGTACTCCATTAAGTAATTCATGATAACCCAATCTAAATTAAGGGAATGTAAATCTTCAAACCTAACTCTTTCTAACTGATGATAACTTTGTGGAAATCCAGGCATATGATGCCGCATACAAAGTGGAATTAATAAAAAACAGTTACCCCTTGCATGATCGACATGATGAAGTTGCACCTTCTCATCACCACAAATTAAACATGGCTTACTTTTGATAAATTTCTCATAATGAGAATTTTTAAAGTAATTGTCTTTTGGTCTAAATTTCATTATTGCGGGGAGTGGATTCGAACCACTGACTCAGAGCTTATGAGGCTCCGCTTCTAACCACTGAATTACCCCGCACCACTAAAGCTTATCCTTCACCCACTGAATAATCTTCTCTAGCTTACTTCGGTAAAACTCATCAAAATCACTTCCCCCCTCTTTCTCAAACCATCGATATAAAGCCCCACGTAGCCGTACAGATTGACTTTTAAGCCCTTCTTGGGGCGCTTCTATGTCTGGGATATCAGAAACGCTTATTTCATTCGGAGAGAAGAGAAGCCACCCGAACTTTTGTCTCATTGAAAGCAGAGTTGCTCCATGCTCCGGAGGCATTTCTTGCGAAGTAAAAACCATTTTAAATGATCCATCCTTCAACGTAGAAATACTCTCAAGAGTAGCTGGTAGAGTGACTTTCATTAGTAGCTACACAATCTTTTACAATACCCGTATAAATAACCCCGCGCAGTGCAATCACTCATACATCTATAATCTGTGCTATGTGTTGTGTAGAATGATAACCATCCTACTATTGTTATGACTATTAGTTTTTTCATATTTTCTCCTTAAAATGGACAACCTTCACTAGGTTGAGTTTCTTTTTGTGGATTACTACCAGGGCCCACCATGACTACGTTTACTTCCAAGACTTTCTCGATTACTTCTAACTTTCTATAAATAGATTTAACACCTTCTAAAATTCTATTTAAAGCTTCCCCATCAACAGAAGGAGAAGCGGGTTTTGTTTTAGGTGTCATTTTAAAATTCCAGTACTTTCCATTTTGACTAACAGAACAATCCGGAGATCCTCCTACAACCCAATCTTCGGGATTAAATCTTTCAAGTGGACACCAGCCAGAAACCATTTTCCCGGTTTCATCATTTACAGTAATTCTTTTTTGAGGCCCGTACTTTCCTTCTGTGTCTTCGATTTTAATTACTTGTGTAATTCTCATTGTCTCACCAACGCCCTTTCGTTTAAATACTTCCATTTAAGTGAATTTAATTTGCTCCAGTAGTAAAACTTAAGTTGATCCAAAGCTCTTAAGAAAGCATCTTCACAACTTTCAAACTGTTGATAATCGAAAAACTTTAAGGCTCCGCCGTCTCTCTTTACTTGTAAAATCCCCATGCCGCAGTTGGAGGGGACTAATCCCATCTCTATGGCCGCAAGCCTGTAAGCTCCTAACTGCATCGCAAAGGGTTCTTTTTTATAAACATTAGAAGTTTTCCAATCTATAATCATTGGCCTTCCATCCATCGTGCCAATGAAATCACAAGTACCAGAAAAACCATATTTCTTTGAAACCAACTTCTTCTCTAACCAAAGCTCTTTTAAATTATTATTTAACTTCCAATCCACAAAAGCTTTATGATGCTCTTTAAAAGCTTCAGGGACCTCTATGGAGCCATTTTTTATGGTAGTCTCTACTAAGTCATGAAAAGCCGTCCCAAACTCACCTGCGGTCTTTAAAACCTTAGCCTGTTTATTCTCTGAGTTTTGAATAAAGTACTGTTTTAATTTTTGAGAGATAGGAGCCCCATTATCAATAATGGTTGAAACAGATAAAAATCCTTCACCGCCGATTTCTTGATACCATCTCCAGCCGTCTACGTCTGCCACTCTTCCCATTTCATCTGTCATAAAGACTCCTTTAAAAGATCCTTATAAGCCTCTTCACAGTAAAAGCAGTACCCTCGGTTATTAATCTTTTCGGTTTTTTTCTGGCAACAAACGCAGTAAGATAAAAAATTGTCTTTCAAATCTCTTAAATCAGAAGCTTCCTTCCATAAGGAAAAAGCTATTTTCTCAACATATCCTATTTCAATTATAAACCCCGTAAAATCACAGTCAGATAATAATCTATCCATTTGCTCTAGTTTTTTTGGGATTTTTCTCAGTTCATCTTTTATTTGAGAAAGACCATTATTATAAAGCATAAGATAATCTTTGATTTTATCTTGGCTTATGCTACTCTTTGATTCGTTCATTTTATCACCCCTTTTAACCACTGAGTTCGCGCTCAGTGGTTTTTTATTATATAAGCTACTAAGTGGCCCCCGAAGTATAAAACCCCGAAGATGATTACAGCATTACAAACTCTATCGATTATTTTTTCGATATTCATTCTTCTTCCTCCTCCCATACCCACCATGGCTCAATTCCTTCCCATATAGGATTACTTACTTGTCTTTCCATTTTTACCCCCTTTTACTTCCCTAGTTAAAATCATACAAAGAAATGAAGAAAACGTAAGCCCCAACCCCTCGGCGATTTTTTTACATTCCTTATAAATATCTACAGGAAGCCTGATTGATGTTTGTTTATCCTTATTCATAAAGGAGAGTGTAACCCGTTGGGATACGTACGTCAATTACTTTCTATCTTTTTTTTAAAAATAAATTAATTATTTGTGTTGACTAATGTAACCCAATGTCATACTTTGGGTTCTCAACATTCAACGGAGGAAATATGAGACATCTAGATTTAGAATCTACAAAAGAGGAAAAGGAACTTATGAAGGAGAGAGACCAATTTAAATCTTTAATGGTGGATCTTTACAAAGCTCAAGTAGCAAAAGATGAGAAGAAAATTAAAGCCATTAATATTTCTATGAATAAACTATCAGTACATAATGATCAAATTATTGGCGATATAGAATTCTTTAAAACACTATTAGATTTAATCCCTCTTCAAGATGGTGTTGATAGCCGAAGGTTTCATAATATTTTTACTTTAACAGAAAAGCTCAAAGATGGTGGTCTTCTCATTCTCTCCGAAGATGATTATAAATGGCTGATAGAAAAATGTGAAAAAATAGATTTATCAACTAAATATAAAGATGCTTCAGGAAATTCTCAGCCAATCTTTAACCCTCTTCTCAAGAGAGCTCTTTGTAAGATGCAGGCAAAGATTTTTGAAGCGGTCTCTAAAATATGAGAATCTATTACCCTATAGTCATTCCGCATCTTTCACTCCCTCAGCTTCAGGGCGAGCAAGAATCAATCTTGTTGGTTTATGACTTATTAGGGTTGAATGTCTTACACAATAAGACAGTTAAGACATGGGCTAACCATGAGCGGGCATTACAAGATCGGTATAGAAAAGGGTTAGATTATATTAATTCATTTCATAGAAGAAATGAACCGGACTTGTGGGTGTATTCACCATTCTTACTTGGTGCTGAAGTTGTCTACCCGTTAATTGATGAAGAGACGCTCATTAGTTTACATGAAGAAGTGTACGGTAGGGTTAAGCTAGATTATTAATTCGGAGATTATATGACTAAAATTGATTGGATATCATTTGAAGATAAGAAGCCTGAGGAAGGGCAAGAAATAATGGTTTTAGATTGTCTTGGGGACGTATTTAAAGGTTCATATTATCCAAAAATGATGGGGCTCTTACTTCATAAGCTAACTAATAGCCGATTCACCCACTGGTACCCCTTCACCCCTCCAGTCAAGAAGAGATGGTTGCCGAAGGACTCAGAAAGATATTTTTGTTTCGATAGTGTAAAAGGCCTTGTTCAATTTAGTTGGGGTGGGGGGTTGTATGATAATTCTAAAAGAGAATTGATAGGCGTTTTTCGCACAAAAGAAGAAGCCCTCGAAATGCGAGATGCTATGAGGTATGAGATGATCGATTCAGATAATTGGCAAGAGTACTTAGAGAGGTTTGTGAAATGAGAGAACTGAAATTCAGAGCTTGGGATAAGGTTAACAATCGAATGACAAATAATATTGATTTGGTTGGGGGTAACCCTTGCTCAATGATTCGGGTACTACCAAACAATTGGCAGGCATCATTTTATAATGATCAGTGTTCGTTTGAAGTCATGCAGTTCACCGGCCTCAAAGACTCTAAGGGAATAGATGTCTACGAAGGTGATATTTTACAAGAAAAATGGACCTTTGAAGGGAAAGATTATGCACGTAACATTGAAATAAAATATGAAGAAATGTCGAATTGTGGTTGCTGCACTGAGGATTCAGGCATTGGTTTTAACTTTCAGAGATTTGGGAATAAAGGCCCTATTGAAGTGATTGGGAATATTTTTGAGAACCCAGAACTATTGGAGACGATATGAGATGCTTCTTTGGTTTTCATAAGTGGGGGAAGGATGAATGAGTTATCACTTTTCACAGGCGCTGGTGGAGGAATACTTGGAAGCAAACTCATCGGATGGAGAGTTGTGTGCGCTGTTGAAAACGATGCCTATGCCAGAGCTGTGCTTGCAAGTAGACAGAACGACAAAACGCTCAAAGCCTTCCCAATCTGGGACGATGTTTGTACTTTTGACGGAAAGCCGTGGAGAGGCATTGTTGACGTGGTTTCGGCAGGATTCCCGTGTCAGCCATTCTCAGTCGCAGGGAAACAAAAAGGAGAATTCGATAAGCGCAACTTATGGCCTGAAACAATTCGTATCATTCGCGAAATACGACCAAAATTCATTTTGCTGGAAAACGTCTCAGCTATCCTTGCTAACAAATACATGGGACAAATTTTCGGAGACTTGGCCTCGAGCGGGTATGATTGTAGATGGGATTGCATACCTGCGTCATCCGTTAGCGCCCCTCACCAGAGAGACAGACTCTGGATTGTTGCCTACAATGATGGCGAGAAAGAATTTATGGCCAACTCCCACAGTTTGCGGGAACTACAATCGCAAAGGGATGAGTGCGACCAGTGGAAATGGGCTAGCAACTGTAGTTGGTGGAAAACTGAACCCGAGGTGGGTCGAGTGGTTGATGGGATACCCTATAGGGTGGACCAGCTTAGATGCCTTGGAAACGGACAGGTACCAGAAGTGGTTAGAAAAGCATGGTTAAATTTAATTTAAAGCACATGCACTCTGGAAGGACGGAGAGAAAAGGATAAATATGGAAACTAACTTAATCGCATCCGCACCAAATATAAATGGGAATATAGGAAGCTGCACCACTCAGCTTATTTCGGTTACGTCTGGGAGAGAATCCGCCTGGAAGTTAAGGAAGCAGGATATTGTAACCAATAGCTGTACTGGAGAAGTGTCGCGATATGACTATTACGAGTATGCTCCTACTTTATTCATTGGAATAGGAATAAGTGTGGCCGCAGCTCTCTTATTAGTATGCGCTATTGTTGGGATTTTTACGGATTAAAAATATCAAGCTATCGCCATGTGCGTTTAGTTTAACAAGATTAATTTACCTGCTGACGCCAATCTCTGGCGGTCATGCGCTAACATGGCGAATCTTCTTTAGCGAGATGCAGGATCAGCGGGTAATACTTTTTAACAATTAAAGGAGAAATGAAAATGGACATTAACAGTCTTACAATAGGTGAAGTGAAGGAATTAAAAGCAATGTTTGGTGGCGCATGTGCTCCAACAGACCATCCATTTATTATTGGGAAAGCTTACCTTGTTCGATGTGTGACACATTATTACATTGGGGTTTTAAAATCTGTTTATAATACCGAGATGGTTTTTACTTCAGCGTCATGGATTCCCGATACTGGTCGTTATTCAGATGCACTAAAAACGGGTCAATTGAGTGAGATAGAACCTATTCCTACTGAGCTAATTATCGGGCGTGGTGCCATTGTTGATTTAGTTGAATGGCAACATACTCCACCGAAGGATAAAAAATGAAACAGACTATCTTAAGGGCTGGATACGAGTGGTCGTGGTCGCGGTCATTGTCGCGGTCGTTGTCGCGGTGGCGATCGGGGTCGTGGTCGCGGTCGCGGTCGCGGTCGTTGTCGCGGTCGTTGTCGCGGTGGCGATCGGGGTCGTGGTCGCGGTCGGGGTCGCGGTCGTGGTCGCGGTCGTTGTCGCGGTGGCGATCGGGGTCAACAGTTTAAACGATAGCACCGTGCCCCATAAAGAGGGACGGTTTCACCGTCAGCGGTGGGGGAGAGAAAATGGAAGAATGGATAACGTTTATTGTGGCTTGCTCTATAGCATTCCCACTAATCTTTTTGGTTTGGAGAACTAAACCAAAAGGAATGCCTGAGATAAAATGCTTTGCAGGGTGTGGCAAAGCCATTATTCAAAAGGGCTCTTATTTAGGCCCAGCGGGGCAATTAAGGTTGGCTTATACAGATTATAAGTGTGTTGATTGTTGGTCGAAAGCTTTTGAAGAAAAGTGGCTTATTAAGCTGCCCCCGACGAAGTCGTCCCCGCAAGGGGGTTGTGGAAAAGGGCCTATCGTTTAGTTTAACAATAAAAGGAGAATATTTATGCCATTTGTTCCCATTATCCTACCCGTTCAATCTAAGACAAAGGAATGTATTATTGTTGATGGTCATAGTTACTGCAAACAATCAGACATTACTGATAGTGCACTAGGTGTTGCAATTCTGATTGCTATAGGATTTGCGCTTTGGGTTTTCTTTTTGGTGTGGGTTTCTGAAAAGTTAGATCATTTTTGGCCTATCCCAGTTGGGTTATTAGTCCCTCTGGTGATATTAGCGATCGCTTTAATTTTGAAATAATAATGGGGAAAAGGGCCTATCGTTTAGTTTAAAGGAGGATTTATGGATTTGTTAAGGAAAGAAGCTCTGAAAAAGTTAGCGGCTAACCTCTCTTGGTTTTGGGATGATGGAGTATATGCAGGCGTCCCTGCAATTGATTGCAAGAGGCCATATGGGAACTCCGATATTGATGTCGATATTTTAGAGACCCTGGATATCAAGCCTGACGGCGATGACGGTAACGGTCCGGTCTACTCAAGCAAACAAAGAGAATGGGCATTGGAACTTCACAAAGACTTGCTTCCTTATCTTAAGGAATTGACTGGGGCTAAGTAGGCTTTAGTTTTGACAACTAAATATGAAGGCAGGGGCGCATCACGGAAGGACGGAGATATATGAAAATAGGGGAATATGAGTGCTTAATTATGGATGGGAGAGACGGTTTCTTTCTAAGAGAAACTCTTGAAAGAAAAGGTGTGGATCTTAGCAAACATTGGTATGCCAAATTTGAACAGGCGATTAAACAAAAAGTCCCTTATGTCCGTTTTATCGATTCAATATCTATCCCAATGTTAGAAGTTAGATATAATCTAATTCGCAGAGATATAAAGCCGGATGGCGAAACTATCTATGTTTTTGCGGAAAATCGAGTGCCTGAAGAACTTTGAAAGGGCCTGCCTTCAGATTTTAAAAGATGAGGACCGGAGTGACGACTTCGTGGCGGAGCAATCCGCCGAACTTTATAGTCCCTGTTAGGGTGTGAAAACATAAGGTGAGCCGGGACGTCTAAAAACGTGTGGGTCGACCGGAAATGATCGATGGTTCAACTTCCATCCGCCTTTCCAGATATCGGGGCCTAACAGGGACTTATTTTTAAAGGAGAGAGAGTATGTGGCAACCAATAGAAACAGCTCCGAAGGATGATATTAAATCAATATTAATTTTTAATAAAAATGGCCAGATGGCTATTGCACGTTGGTCAGGATGGGGAGGCGGGGTGTGGCGATGCGCAGTAACAGGCCACAATTTAGTGAGTTTTGATTATGGCACTACCCATTGGATGCCTCTACCTGAACCACCTAAGGAGATCTCATGACAGACTGGAAACCTCAAAAAGGTGAGATGATAGAAGTAAGTAATTTCCATACTCCAGATAATTGGTTAAGGCGAGTATTTCTTGTTTATAATGAAACCTCAAATTTACCTTGGGTTGTTCGATCTGAAGACAATCTGACAATTATCCCATATCCAAATGCTCGCCCCATTCAAAAAGAAGAAGGTATTCAGATTTGGGATGTTGTAAGGCTACCAGGGACAGAATGTGATGTTAATGGTATAGTTATAGATGTTTTATCTTATGAAGCAAATATATATATCCCATCTAAAAATTTAATAACATCATTTCGATTAGATGCTCTTAAAAAGCTCCCCAATAAGGTCGCAATGGCCCCTGCTTCTCACATTTACCAAGAAATGCGAGTTGTTGGGAAAACACTTTACACAAAAGCTCAGGCAAATTTAGCAGGGAATGGCTGTAAAGAATGGCGCTGGCCCCACTCTATCGCGTCACTTTCAATCGAGGATAAGATATGAAATGCACTAAATGTTCTTCCACTGAATTCTCCATGAATTACCACCGGAACAGGTTTCATTGCGTAAGTAATAATACGTGGAATGACTCTGATAAGGAGCATTTACATTATCGATGTATGAGATGCGGGTTTGACTGGGTTACGCCTTGTAATGATGCTAAACAAAAGGAGAACTCATGCCCCTAGACCTAGACAAAGTCCTACTTGAAGTGAGTAGATTCCAGAAGTTGAAGGATTGTGCAACTGAAGGCGATTGGACTGCATATTCTGCCCAGCCTCGATATAACATACCGCCTTCTGTATCAAATGGGGAAATAGGAGATGCCTTTTCTATGACAACCAGAAGTAATGCCGATGCTAAATTCATCGCCGCAGCCAAGAACTATGACTCGGTTAAGGTGATACGGGAGTTGGTGGCCGCATTAAATAATTGTTATGAGAAATGCGCTTTAATTGCTGAAGATACTGATCACCAAGTAGGTAGTACAGGGTGTGACGATCAATTAGGGGATAGTTTCGGGACAGCAAATAAAATCTCTAAAGCTATTAGAGATCAAAAGACTAAGGAGTGAGTGAGATGAAAGAAATTGCGCTTTTACTTTATGGTACATTCCTTATCGGAGGAACTTCTTATATTGTCTTTTGGAAAGGGCAATCGGGATGGTGGTTTTTGCTGACTATTTTGTTCTTATCAGGCCCATCAATAACAAAAGGTGATTAATGTGCCCTTATTGTAAAAGACCTGTCTGGGCTGGGATAGCAGAGCAAGTAGTAGCTGGGGTTATCTCCGTAGGGATGGTTCTATTAGGACTATATGCAGTATTAAAATTAAGGTGAGTGAGATGAAAGAAAACACTTTTAGGGCAGACGATCTTTTTGAAACCGATCAAAAGTCCAACATGTTGGACGATAAGCTTTGGGACATTGTCCTTGAAGCGATTGGCAGATGCATCCATTGCTGCCCTTTCGAAAACATCACTTATGACTGGTATGACTATTCTTTTGAATTGAAAGGTTCCACTAATTCTCTTTCTTTCAGCGAAGAAGCCCAAAAGAAATTCTGGGAGATTGGGTTTAATCAGGCATGGATTTGCCATAAGGATGGAGATGAGACCTTTTATAATCATAAGATGATCGGTAAAATGCCTAAAAGATCAAAGAAACAGCCTATACAAGTTCGAATCGATAGTTTTGAGAGGAAGCTGAAATGGAAGTTTAAACGATGGACGGCTAGCCTTTCCCGCTTCATCACACAAGAACCCCTTCCCAAAGAATGTCAATGCGAGGTGACTCATGACCATCAAGGATGAAGAGATAATCTGTACGTGCCCCGATAAAAGCCCCATCACATTAGACGTGATATGGCATTACGTCGGGTGTCCTGCGCGAATCAAAGCAAAGACGGATGAAGAGATAAAATGTAAAGAGTGCGATGGGCTTGGGTTTATCTTTAAGAAGTCCCCTGGTAGATTAGAGCTGCTTCAATGCCATTGTATAAAATCATTTGACCCATACTTTAAACCGTCCACCGAATCTGTTTATGAGCTTGTTTATAATAAAGCATTCAAAGACGGGGCTGCAAGTAAAGACGCCATTATTCAGAGGATGAAGGAGACGTTGGGATTCTATGCTGATGAAGAAAACCATAATCCAAATTATGCTGATTATCTAAAATTATTATCCCCTGGGCAATCGATCAGTATTAGTGAAGTGCAATTAGATGGGGGAGAACGTGCAACAGAATGCCTCCGTGAGGTTGAGGAGATGGAGAAGTGAGCTATTGCACTATTTGTGATTTCAGGTTTCCCGATGAGAAACCGGCATTCATTATGCTTTTAGATGATACCGCGATTTTAGCGGCAACATGTTCTCGCGCTTGTATGGCCGATGCCCTTCAAAAGACAAGAAGTCTTGGCCTGCGGCGATCCATTTGTGGAAGTGCAGCGGTTAGTCCAGACGCTCTATTGTCCTTCTTTATTCAACGTGAAGAGGGGATGCCCATGTTGTTCGATTCTTTAGTTGATCAGGAATCTAAGCATTGAGGAGATGGAGAAATGACAAATAAGGATAAAAAGATCTTAAAATACCTCAAAAAGGACAAGGCTTTTAGAGATTTTTTATTTGATAAGATATGTAGGATTGAAGAAATAGATAAACAATTAAAACTGAACTCAAAACATTTATCTAATACGCTAAGGTTTCGTAGCCCCAAGCCCAAAGATCCCATATAACCAATCCAAGAACTCAGTCAGTGATGATACACGGAGCGGCTTCCAGTTCTTTTTGATAGTAGATAGAATCAACCAGCCAGTCTTGCCCTTCTTTCGTGATACAGATTTCTTTCCCGCAGTCATATAGAAAATCCTTCGGTTGAACTGGTCTATGGACGTAACCTTTTATCGGAACGTGCGGCTTCGAGCATCCTAAGAATATCCCCAGCATTACGGCGAGGCATAGCTTTAACTTTCTGTTTGTTTTTCTCATTCTGAATTATCACCTTCTGCCATGCCCCAAGCTCGTTAATTGATACTTGTAAATCCTTTACCTTCTGAGAGTTCTTCCCAGCTTTAACTAAAAGCCAAGCAAATAGACTGACTAAAATAGAAAGTCCTGTTAACCAATAAATCATTTTGATGATTTACCAAAATCAGCCATTCCCTGCCCTACTACGCCGATTCCAAAAAGGGATGCCACAGAAACAATGATTTCTTGCGGGGCATGAACGTATCCTAACCCACCAACTGCGGCAGAACCGATGATGGTAAGCCAGAACTTCTTACTCCCGACTAATCCTTTGATCGCGGTTAACATAATTTCTCCTTTTTATTTAAAAAGTAATTTTTTATTTTTCATCTCCTTAACTTGGTTTAGAACCATTTTTGCTAAATGCAAAAAAAACAAGACCGACAAGAGTAAGAATATACAAATTCCGTAAAAGCATTCTTTTATCCTGTCTCTTAGTTCGGCCACCTTAAGCTAATTATATCACTTTTAGGAAACCAAGCTATACAAACTTTATCTCCTACATTCCCTGAAAGTAATTTTACTCGGTTCATGTCCTCTTCAATAAAAAACCCAACATGGCCCGAACTAGGGTTACTCCCCCTCTTTAAAACGACGATACAACCTAGCTTAGGCTTCTTTAGCTCCTTACCATAATTACAGTAAGATCGTGCAGCAGCGGAGTGCGTAGGAGTTATACCAGCCTCTTGAAGAGACCATCCGATATAAGATGCACACCAGGGGACTTCATCTTTAGTTGCTTTAAGAGTAGTAGATTTATGATATTCAATAATTCGAGGATTATCCCCAGAGCCTGCCACTTCTGACACTCCAAGCTCGGCGCGGGCGATTTCAAGCCACTTTGGTTCACTCATTGTGTCCCCAATTTATTCTTAAACCACTCCATTACACCTGTCATGATAAGAGCTACAGTTGCAGCTATTCCACTCATTTTTAGTTCTGTTTTGTGCTGCTTTGCAATTAGCTCTTTTTCAATAAGATTCATTCTATCAAGTAATGTATTTCTGTTAACATGTTGCTGTTCTTTTAATACTGATAGTTGACTCGTGATATAATTCAAACTCTGACGAAACTCCTTAGCATGATCGGACACACGCTCATTCATAAATGACATGTAATCCGAAAAAACATCTTCAGGAGATTTTTGAGTCATTTCTTCCCCATATGTAAATGGATATGTACTCCATTTTTTGAGAATAATCTAGGTTTATGCCCTTCATGTGCAAGAGGATCATCAACCTTAGCTTCAGCATATGTAGGAGAATCTTCACTGTCATATCCAGGCTCTTCTTCCATAGTTGAACTTTTACCAACACCAGGGACAAAATGCTTTTCAATCCCGTACTTATCCTCAAGAGCCTGCTCTTCAGAGGTTTCCTTCTCCTCTTCCGATTCATAAGGTTCTTTTGCAGCCAGCATGGCTACCATTTCTTTGATTCTTTGATGATCCGGCTTTTTATTTTTCATTTATTCCTCGATTAATTAAGGTTGAACTGACAGGCCCTGCTTTTCTTGCCATTGAGCTTAATGGCTTTAATGGAGTGGCTAATTTTTCTGCTGAGTTAACTGCCCTTTTAATAGTTCTATAGAATTTCCCAGCCTTTAGCTGTGGAGCTTCCCCTTTTACAAACTTGCTTAAAGTTGGAGCCTCCCCCTTTATTAGCGGAGTTGCAGCTTCTTGGAAGGCACGTTCGGCTTGAAGTAAATTCTTAAACTGTTGAGGGGTTAATATTTTTTTAAGTGTCTCACGGCCATAAGAATCAATTGCTTTTGTAAAAGACTTTGGCGTTGTGGCTCGGTTAGTTAGGTTATTTAAAACTACCTCTCCCATGCTCTGCTTAAGAGAAGGCTCGGCAGATATTGCCGTTTCAATAAAGGATTGCGGCAGTTTTGTCCCTGCACCTTTTACAATAGCTTCAGGCGATACCTTTGTTGATTTTGCCAATGTTTTTAAAACAGGCGCACTTTTAGCATACATGGCCTTAGCTTCACTTACTGCTGTTGCCGCTTTACCCCCTGCGACTTTTTCTATTCCATCAGCTACGGCCTCCTTTGAGGCGCGAGCTAAATTCCCATATATTCTTTTAAAATTAGTCGCCATGCCTGGGTCAGACTTAGCCATTGCATCAAAGTCTTGCCCTAATTGAATTACTTGTTGAATAGTTGGGTTTTTCTTAAGAGAATTTGAAATTTTAAAAAGAGTTTTTTTAAACCCTTCTCTTTCTGTTGAAAAACTATCTCCTAATCTTTTTATGACATTACCTTTAGAATCAATGAGTTTTTCATCCCGCAACGCTTGGTTCACCGCATCTCGAATAGGTTGGCCACTAATCTTCTTTGCCCCATGCTTTTCAATAAGAGGGTCCAGGACTTCGCCATATTTTGCACTTAAGTCTTTTTTAGCTTTTAGCGCGGTATCCCGTAAGCCCGTTCCTGCTTCGATATCAGAAGAAGACTTCAAACCTCCTAAAGCTTCTTTTGACATTTCTTTTTGAGCTTGCTTCGCCGCTATCTTATTAGCCTCTTGGGTTTCAAAGCTTGTTAAGGCTTTTTGATTGGCGGCTTCTGTTGCAGCTTTTCTGGCAGCTTCTTGTTCGGCAAATTGTCCTTGAAGGGCTTCTCGTTCAACATTTCTAGAATTCTTGATGATATTGCCAATAACAGGTACTCCCTCTTCTGCTCCTTCGACCGCCGCTTTGCCAGTTCCTGAATTAATAAAGTCTTTAAAGCGCTTTGCATATTCATAGCCTTTCCCTAAAGCAGCACCAGCCGCTTCTCCTGCGGCACCAGCACCGGCATCAATAAGAGTGCCTAACGGATCAACTTCATACCCCCTAGCACCTTGACCAATAATTGAGTTTACAAGAGCGCCTTTACCCATAGCTAGCTTTAAAGCTTCCCATCCTTTAAGAGCAGGGTCGACTCCACCTAAAGCTTTCATCCCTATGACATATTCAGGAATCGATGCGAAAACCTGCCCCGCCGTTGAAGAGATAGGGTTACGATTAGTTACATCTTCAGTCTGACGTTTAAGTGTCTTGTAGCCTTGTTTAAAAGATTCTACAGGAGATGGATCAGCAATTTCCCCCGTTTTCATATACTGAAGGGCATTTTCAATTGGTTTTGAAAATTGTGATTCTACAAGACCACCCATAGTATAAGTTCCAGGGGCTTCTTTTAAAAGACCAGCGCCAAAACCTAAAACAGGGTTATCTCTTAAAGTTTCTTGAGGTGCTGCATGTTGTGTAGGCCCATTTCTCATGCTAAGCAATTCTTCATCGGAAATATTAGCCAAAGGATTTTTAATTTCTGGAAAATTTTGTATGTGTAAATGATCCCCCTCAGGGACTAACTTTGCACCTGATTCTTCCAAATATTTCTTTGTTTCTGGACCAAAGTCATAGCGAATGTCTGCCGCATCTCCGGTCAAATGCTTAGAGTTTGGAACACCGCCAACAGCCGCATTTTCTTCGAAACTTCTTAAGCCGCTCGTGGTTGTAATTGGTTCAGGGACATTTTCTAAAAGATATTTCCCGTTAGGATTTATGCCGGAATATTCATTCTTTACACTCTCATTTTTGAAATTAACTTTAGGTCTTAGCGCCAGAAGTTCTTCATCGGTCATTTCACTTAAAGGTTTCATCTAAGCCCCCGCCTCCTGATTTCGGCCTCAATATCTTCTTTGGAGTGTTGTGGGGCCGTACGGTTTCCCCCTTTAATTGATTTTGATGTCACCCCACCTCTATTTGCAAGTTCGGAGACAAATTCAGGACTAAATCCTGCTTCCTGGTTCCTCATAGCCTCTTGAAGAGCTCGTTCATAACGAGCCATTGCTTTTATCAATTCTGATTCGTCATTAAACTTCCCTCTCGACCATTCATCTTTAAGACGTTCCATTTCATTACTTGTAACAGCGGCTCCAGACCTATCCTTAATCTGAATATTAAATAGTTTTTGAGCAGTATTCTCTAATTCACGAGCCTTTCCTGAATAGAAACTGATACGACCTAATCCAAGACCAGAAACCCCAGGTAGATCCACTTTTTTCCCATTGGCCGTGTTAGTCGCTGGGTCATAATCTTGAGGGTCAAACCCCATTTGAGTCTTTACTTCTCCCAAAGTATTAACGGCATCTTGAGAGTTTCCAAGCTTTCCTTGAAGTCTTTCAATAGACCTATCTGTAAATTGAGATTGATTTTGCTCACGCTGGGCTTGTCTATCATTAGCAGATTGGGTCAAGCGATCTCTGCCTAAGTTATAATTCAAAAGTTTCAACATTTGATCTTGACCGGCTTCTTTAAAATTCCCATAGAGTGCCTGATCTTCAGGAGACATCGCTTTATAAGCAGCAAAATCTTTTTGTGTAGCAGAAGGAGCTAGGTCAGCCAGCTTCTTAAGTCTTTCAGCTTGATATTGTTTTAAAGCTTGATCTTCTAACCCACGTTCACGGGCAGCCAATTGTGCTCCCCCTTCAGCCGCTCCAGTTAAAGCCCCAGCACCTCCTAATGCTCCAACTAAAGCAGGAAGGGCGACACCAGCGATTTTACCAAACAACGATGGCTTATGAACATCAGGTCTAGCTAATCCTAATTCATCTAAATTACTTGGCTGTGTTTGTGTTGGAAGATCTGCACCTTGAGGCGTAGTTGTCTCCTCCGTCATTGTTTCACGTGGAACTTTATTAAAAAGATTTGTCTGTCTTGGCGCTGAGCTAGGAACTGGCGCCGCTGACGGTACTGGAACATCCTCCCCAGGATCTTCAGCGATGAAAGGCCATTTATTCGGATACAAAAGTTTTTTATTAAAAAGTCCCATTTTTACTCCTTAAAAAAACATTGAGCCAATTTTGGCAGCCGTTCCCAAAACATTAGTTCTCTTTTGTTGGCTTTGAGCGTTATTAGCTTGAGCAGCATTATTTTGAGCCCCTACTTGATTCCCGTAAAGCTGTGCTAAATATTGCAAAGCTTTATCTTGATACTCTCTTTCACCGGATAAAACGTCTTGCTGACTATTAATCTTATTTTGAGCCGATTCATTAAGAGCAACGTTATTTCTATAAGCGTTCTCAGCGTTATTCTTTTCCAGATCAGACCTAGACTGGTACCCCTTATAACCCTCTCCAGCACCAAATTGACCTTGAGCTTCATGGAATTTTGCCAGATCCGCTTGTGATTGATAAGCATTTTGAGCCTGATTCGCGTTAAAGTTCGCTCCGAACTGATTCTCCCCTGCTTGTGCCAATTGCTGTGCCTTCCCATATTCAGCGTTTTGATTCGCCTGATTAATCCCGTACTGAGTTCTCATGTTAGCCAGTTGCTGTCCGGCATCACGTTGTGCGTTTTGAGAAGCTTTCAAAAGAAGTCCAGGGCGACGTACACCAATAGCCTCTTGAGCTTGCGCAATATTACCACGAGTAGCGTTATTAATCCCTTGAGAGCCGAGCTGATATTGCTGGTTCGAGTATTGAGCAGGTAACCCCTGAAAGTTAAATTGATAAGGGTTGTAATTGGCAGCTTGATACGTTTGGTTAAAAAGAGTTGGTCTATACTGGCTATCGTAGCTTTGTGTTAATTGGCTTGGATTTTTAAACCCCTGAATCGCCTGATTTATATCTCCATAATCAACGCTTTGATTCCCAGCATTATAAGTATTACCTGTATTAACTCCGGTTACTTGATTACCAGTATTAGAATAATCATAATTATATCTTTGCTCCCCAGGTTTATCGGAGCCCGCCTTATAATTAGGATTAGCAATTTGTGTTGCACCTAACCTATTAGAAAGACCTTGATGAAGAGCGTTTTCTTCCTGTGGTAAATAAGGGGAAGAATAGGCACTTTGACCACCACCACCTAATAACCCTTTGCCTATTTTTTTAATGGCTCCGAAAATTCCCATATTAACTCCTTATTCTGGTTGGTATCCTAAGTTAACCGCTTCTGCTATCAAAGCATCTAGCTCCGCAATGGCTGCTGTTTGCTCGTCAATTACACTTTGCCGTCTTGTCTTAAGAGAATAAAGCAGCTTTACGTCATAATCCGTAGCTACCTCTTTTGTTTCCGTTAAAACTCCATTTGCTAATTGATATGACATATAATCTCCTATTTATATCCAGCAGTATGCTACAAATTTTATATAACTTCAAAAATACTCTAAAAATATTATTACGATCCAGTTGCTATTTGCCATTCTGCTGTTGCAACAACATCAACGTCAAATCCAACATTAGCCGTTGCTTGAACTAAAATACTAGTTCCAGAAGCCACTAATCCTACTGCTGAAAGAGTAGATCCTCCACTTGAAGCATTTGCTATAGTAGCTACGGCAGATAAAGTAAGCGTGCCTGCGTTATTATCAGCAGATCCTGAAATGATAAAATATTCTGTAGGTTGTCCCGCTCCCCATCGTTTCCCAGCTATTTTTGCTAAAATAAAACATCCGGTATTAGACGACAAAAGAGGAACAGTACAAACTGTAACTGTCGTTCCAGAGGCAGCGTGGATTCGACCTGTCGTTGTATATGTTGGGCTTGATGTCGCTCCTCCAACATCAAAAGAAATATTTGATCCATCTGATGGAATAGAGACTCTATTAAGAGCAGAGCCTCCTGTATCCGCGATTTGAAAACCACCGCTTCCAATGCTGTTTCTAATAGTCCACTCTTGAACTGTGTTCTCTAAAAGAAGAGCAGCTTGACCTGTTCCGGAGTTTTCTACTCGAAGCCTAGCCCCAGCCGTTGTACTCCCTAGAAGATGGCCTCGGCTATCAGGGGAAGCTGTTCCTAGTCCTAGGAAGTTTGAACCATCATCCCAGAAAAAGTTTGCATTATCTTCAGTAAGGATTGAACCATTTGAAAAAATAACTGATCCTGCCGTAAAAGAACTAGTAACACCTGTTCCCCCACGGTTTACAGGTACGGCACCAGCATTGAATACGTTTGAGGCATTTAATTGACCACCACCAGCTGCATTTTCATGATTATGCTGGCCTCTTGTATAATCTGTAATCCCTGGTTGATTCTGTAAATCAACATTTCCAGCCACCGTAGTTCTTAATGCTAAAATACCATTAGCATATAAATCATTTTGACCGTTTGCGGAATTGACCCAATAATCATTGGTGCCCCCATCCATGAAAATAGGGAACCCAGCATCAACAACAAAAGATGAGTTTATTACTTCTACATAAGACGCAGGATTGTTGATCCGAAATCTATTAATCCCTCCAGTAAAGAAATTTATTACATTTGCTGCGGATTCAGTAATATAAGTATCATTTCCACCATCTAGATATAATCTATTTGTAGAAGCTATTGATAAAGAAACAGCTGAGCTATTTAAAGTAGGAGTCATTCTAAATAATTCAGTAGATGCCCCTACAAATCTAATATTATTAGCTACTACCTCATCTATCCATGTAGTCCCACCAACATTTAGATTAACTCTCTGTGTTGTTGGTAGAGTTATCCCAGCGTTAAATGTCGCCAAGGAAGAAAAAGACACTGCACCTAAAAATGTTGGAGTCCCACTGACATTCCCACTAATAGTTGGGTTTGTTAAAGTAATCGAAGTATAACTAGCTCCGCCAGCTACTGTCCCAGTAAGTGTCGGGTTATTAAGAGTAACACCAACTAAAATAGCTCCATTTATTGTAGGACTATCCTGCAAAACAAAACGGCCTGTGCCTGTCTTTTGACCTGCTGGAACGTTTGTTTCATCTATGTCAGTATAGATTTCATTAAAGTCAGCCATGACTTCATTGGCGTCTGCCGTAGTCCCATTTAAAAGTATTACTGGAATAATTGCCATTTTAACCCCCTAATAAAGTCCGTATCTGCGTGAAACCGACCGGCGTTTGTTTATCAATCAAACTTTGTTTAATCTTCTCATTACAAGCTTCAGAGCCATCAGCAGTTATAGCTGCATAAATCTTCGGAATATCTGGATGAGTAATACAATCACTACAAATAGCCGTCCTAACCCGTTGACCATCCAGAAATGACATATCCATTTGCCGATATGTTCGGTTATCCATATACTTCCGACGGTTAACATCTCTTCCAAACATTGGAGTTTCACATTGAGGGCAAAATCCTAAACGATATGGTGTTGTCATAAGGCATTCCTAAAAAATAGTTTCTTATCCTGTGCCGAAATTGAAAAACCGTTGATTTGAAAAGGTTGCCCAGCTTTTCGATTCATAAAGCCAAGCCTCATAGACCTAAATCTTGCATATTCTCTTACACGATCTTCAAATACTGAAAAAGCACCCCATACAGATTCACCCCAAATAAATTCACCCCAAATTGTATTGGCAGCTTGTAAATTTAATAAAGTTTCACTTTGATTGGAAATCGTTTGGTCAAAATCAAACTGAAAAATTAATGTGATAGTATAATTACCAGAAGCATTCGCATTTACCCATAAGAACCAAAGTTGCTTAAGCATGTCATAACTTCCAATAACTGATTTCCAGTTACTGAAATGATAAACATCATACCCACCAACAGTAAATTCAGTTGTGGCATTTGGATTCTGAGTCCAAACTACACCAAAGGTAAGAGTAGTATTAGTATTTGAAATAACTGTGCGCGCCTGATTGATGCCTAATCCGGCAATCAATCGAGTAACCATCCCAACATAACCATTCGGGTTAAAAGGACCTACTTCAAACGTCGAAGTAGCGTCAGGAGCTACGCCGAAAGCTGCCACAGTAAAAGTTGTTGCCGTATTTGAAATAATAACACGTGTTTGCCCTACCCCTGTGCCTGCTGTTATTGCTAAATAATCCCCAGCGTAGGCATTTACTTCCATTGTAAGAGAAGTGTTAGTAACTGTGGTAAGAGTCCCAGAAGTTACACCACCTCCTATTAATAATTGAGTGAGAGTATTATTTGTTGAAGAAGTGACTGTGCCATTTATTTGAGCCCCATCACCAGACTTTGTCTCATCATCCAGCTTCCAAAGAAATCCATTATAATCGCCAGAATAAAGGTCTATGACCTCATTGACCGTCATTTGAGATAAAGCTGAAGCAAAAATATTATCCCAATACTGCCAGCAAGGTTTTCCTTTTAGGATAGATTGAGATTCATTATAAACTATAAGCTTATTATTAGTTGTCGTACTAATTGGAGCAGATAAAACAATCTTTGAAATACTCGCCTTTGTATAGGCTTCCATGCACGGAATTTCCGGATTAGATTGGTTGATCTGCGCAAAAAGAGGGTCTATTTTTAAAGATAATGGATTTGAAAATCTAATTTGGTCTTGTGAAAAGTCAGTCGCTGTTAATTGAAACAATTTATAATTAGTAGCTAATATATACAGAATACCCGTATCTTGTGCAGCAGCACAGCGGTTATTTAAAATTCCTACTTCAGAAGATACTCGTCTCGCATTAGTTGTAGAAATATCACCATTTAAAACCCAGATAGATCGATCTGTTCCAATGATTAATGCCCCAAAAACTCTTTTCAATGAACGAACAGGACCATCAAATAAAATAGGATCATTTCTAATATTCCACGGACTGCCTACAGGAGTATAGAAAACATCTGTAGACCGTGCCGCATCAACATAAAACATGCGCCCTTCATACTCTTCAAACACTTTACTTTTAGGAGCTGCGATTAAATCAAAATCTGCCACTAAGTTAAAATCTGTTAAATCAATATCAGGAACGTTATCATTGTAAGCCGTGGTTACGTTATCAGAGATCGTAGGACCTGCTGTGATGCGTTCAATGATTCCAGTAGTATTATTAAGCCTGTAAATATTACGAGCATTAACTTGAGCAACGACTCCTGGAAGGAGCGTCTCCGTTGCTACTGGGACAACTAGATTATTTGATCCAGGAGCACCTAGAGTTGTTGATGCTACTGGAGATAACTCACTCTCTTGAACTACAACACCACCTACCGTTCGAGCAAATGTTACATAGTAATCATAAGTCGCTGCTGGGAGAGTTCCAGCACCAGGAGCGGCAAAAGTAGGTGCTGTTGGGAGAGGTAATGACAGGTTGGTATAATTTGTACCATTATATTTTAAGTTTGTATCAACCCCATTCCCCCAAACAGCATATTCGTCATCATTTGTAACAAAGAATTCAGTATCTGGATAAGGAAGTAGCCCAGATAGACCAGTGACTTCAGATGCTGCTGAAACAATACCATTTCTAATCGTAGTCCCATTTGTAATGATTTGTGTCTGGAAACCGCTAGACTTAATGTATGAAAATAACCCAATTGTTTTAGCGGCTCCTGGAATTTGCGCAGGAATACCGCCTGAAATATTCGTAATGGTAGAGCCATTTCTAGTCCCAAATGCACCATCTACTGAATAATCAATATTTAAACAAAGGCTCGATTCATCTTCAGGGACTTTCGTCGGTGAAAACTTTAAATTAAGACCGCCTCCGTTATCATAAAAAGGTATTGTGGCTAAAGGTAGTCTCATAAAGTAACCCGCCCCCCTTTCAGGGGACGGTTATTAACTAATAAGCATTCCAGTTAGTTCCATCAGTGATAAAGCTAACAGCACCATTATTTGTATTCATAACAAAACTAGATGCTCCGTTGATTGTCTCAGCAGCATTAGGAAGAACTGTAATATTGTTTGTTCCAGCAGTTCCTGCGGCATCAATAATTGTTATTTGAGTTCCAGCACTAGAGCCTGGAGCTGGTAAAGTTACGCTATCACCACCTCCTGTAATGCCAGTCTTTAAAATAAATCTATCAGTAGTAAGAACTGCATAGTTACCAGCAGTAGAAGCTACGACTTGAGATCTTTCGCGGCCATTAATTATACTCCCGCCGAAAGTAACAACTGATGTTGTTGCAATGCTTTGAGGCAACGATAGAACTACCGTTGAACCTGCGCCGTTATCTGTAATAGTTACTTGGTTTGCAGTGCCGGTTAAAACACGTTCAGCAGTTAGCGTAGCGTCTGTTGCTAAAGTTACATACTGAGCACCTGTAGGAGCCCCTGTTGATGCTTGGAACGTTGGAGCAACACCAGCACCGTTTGAGGTTAAAACCTGTCCTGATGTCCCAGCTGTAGTAGCCTGAATAGCACCAGTTCCGTTTCCAGTTAAAACACCACCTAAAGTAAAGGTAGCAGCCCCTGTACCTCCATTTGGAACCGTAAGAGGGCTTGCTAAAGTTAAGCCTCCAAAAGTAGGCGTTGAAGATGTCGCAATACTTTGTGGAAGAGAAAGAGTAACAGCAGCACCAGCTCCACCATCTGTAATAACAACTTGGTTAGCAGTACCGGTTAAAACTCTTTCATTAGTAAGTGTACCGTTTGTTGAAAGAGTAACGTAATCCGCATTCGCAGGTGCTCCACCAGCAACAGAGAAAACTACAAAGCTTAATGGAGTTGTATTTAAAGTAATCGGATCAGCAGTAGCTAAAACAAAAGCATTTGTTGCGTTAACGGTACCTTCAGCGCAATAACAATACATTCCGTTTGTCACTTCAGCAGAAGTATCAGCATCCGTTGAACGAGTAAGAATATAAGGGGTTCCAGCACTACCTAAATCTGTTACATCGTAAATACCATTGTTCTCACCTGTTGCTTCATTCTTAACTAAAATTCTATTGCCATTAGCGACTGCAACACTATCAACAGTTAACGCACCATTTCCTGTAGCTGTTAATACGTTAGCTAAGAATGTATTAGCAGGAAGAGCTGCGGCGGTTGCTAATCTTACAGATTCTTTAAAGTCTAAAGCTCCAGGAATTGGAGGAGCTTGAAAACTAGGGTCCGACCCTGCTCCGTTAGAAGTCAAAATCTGCCCTGCTGTTCCAACTGCTGTTGCTACTACAGCAGATGTTCCTCTACCAACCATGACGCCTCTATCAGTGATAGTTACTGCTCCAGTTCCACCGTTTGGTACTGTTAAAACTTGAGGTCTATAAGCCATATAATCTCCTTGTTATGATGCCCAATTATTCTCAGAAAATCTTACTACCCATTGGCCTGCGGTTAATTGATCTAAATTATCAACTGTTGATGTTGCTGTTAAAGCTACTTGTATTGCCCCTACTGGGAGAGTAAATCCAGGGTCTTGCTGAACTGCTGCGACTCCTCCAATCCCATCAAAAGACGGGATTAATGCAGCCTCTGATCCAGGAAGACTATACCCTAATTGAAAATCAAGTGTCGCTGTCCCAGATCCTGGAGTCACGAGATAGATAGATGCATTATTAATAGAATAATAAGCCCCTCTCGTTGGAAGATATAAATTAATTGTTGTTGTTAGTGCTGCCGCAGAAAGATCCCCAAAATTAACTACAACCGTTGGGTTAACGACTAACCCGATTGGGATTTGAAATGTAGGATCAACACCAGCACCATTCGAAGTTAAAACTTGTCCACTTGTTCCGGCAGAAGTTACTTGAAGATTCCCAGTTCCATTTCCAATGATTACTCCCCCATCAGTAAATGTAGATCCGCCAGTCCCCCCTTTAGGTACTAATAAAACTCTAGATTCAAAACTCATATAACACTCCATCCTGTGGAAATTGCTTCCACCGTAGCCGTGCCGTAATTAGTGTTTATAGGATATGTTGCCGCACCATCTATTAAGTCGCCTCCACTACAAGTAAGAGTAATAGTGTTTACCGCAGAGTTTCCTGATATATCAGCAATGACATAAGTGCGACCTACCCCTACCGTCGATGCTAAAGGCAAAGTTACCGCTATAGGAATAGCAGCATTACATTTAACGGAATAATTTTGAGAATTTAATGTTGTGTCAGCAGTTATAGTAGATTGTTTATTCCACCAATTCCCGTTTATATAACTAGCCTGAGAAGAAGAATTAACTACAGCACCAGTAAAAGTTGTTGGGGCAAATATAAGAGTATTAGAATCTACAAGCCACTCAGCAGCAGTTCCGCCTAAATAATTCCAAGTATTCCCAACTCCTCCATCTTGGAAATAAGAATTGCTTGTGATTTGTCCTGCGCGCGTACAACCAGTTAAATTTATCGTCACGCCATCTGTTAATGTCGCAAGACCGCCATTTATTACTCTGATGCCATACCCATTTCCACCAGATGTCATCCCTGAAATATTAATTGTAGCAGCAGAGCTGCTTAATACGGCGCCAGTTCCTACCTGTATTCCTGCAATCCCTGAAGTCCCTACAATGTTAAGAGTTGTGGTAGATGAAGTTATCCCTAATAAAGCGTTGCTAGATAATGAAAAACCAAAACCTGTTCCTACCGTTAGAGTAATTGGCTTTTGAACGCTAAAACTTGCGCCCCTTGCCATAGTAACAGCTGTAGTTGATACGGTAATATTCCCACCGGTTGCCCCATTTAACCATCGAGCACGAGTTCCTTCATTAAGCTGCATACCAAATAAAGCATTTTGAATATCTACATTCTTTAAATCAAAGATTGCATTAAATGCCAATATCCCTGCGTTACTCGTTGCATTCCCATCAATAGTTAAACCATCTAAAACTAAAACACCTCTCGTATTTGTAAGAGTAAAAGCATTTGTTCCGCTTTGGATAATAACATTAGCAGGAGTAGCAGTGTTCCCAACGATCGAAACAACATTATTCCCTGATGTTGTATCCGCAGCATTTCCTATAATATCTTTAAAAAAGATAGACTCAGCATACGTCCCATCAGCTAAATTTATTTGATAAATCCCACCTGCTACTTGTGGCTGTTGAGAAATAGCGTAGTTAATCGTTTGCCATGCACTCCCAGCACCTGGTGCAGTTCCAGCATTAGCATTATTTCCTAAAACAGGATCTACATATCTATTCTGAGTGGTTGGAGTTGCGGAAGTTGTTAAACCTTGTTCATTATAAACAATACCTGTGGCATTTGATCTGCCAAAAAAAATATTTGCTCCAATATCCGTAGCAGTAGTCCATAAACCAACTAATCCCGCCCCACCTGCACCATTAGGCTTAGCATTAAAAGTCGTCCAATCTGCAGCAGATAACTTCCCTGTATTTAAAGCAGAAGCTACTGGAAGATTAAAAACATGGGATCCTGCCCCTGGATCAGTAATTGCAAAATTTGTCCCAGCTTCGGCTGTTGTTAGTAATTGAGCTGGAGTAACATCCGCGTTTATTGATGTTAACGTTCCACCTCCACCACCTCCACCACCTAGAGAAGGATAAAAGTAATTTGCCATTAATTTAACCGTCCTCTCGTTAAATAAAGAGCCAATGCATTGGTTGCATTAGTTGTTACTCTTTTAACTCTAAGACGAGACCAAGGAAGGGGGAATGAAACGGTCATCGAACCAGTCGCTGTAATTGTGGTAACAGGGCCTCCTGGTGAACCAATTGTCACTATATTTGTGATGTCTGTCCAAGCGGCTGACGCATCATCAACAGAAGGACTATCATTCGTCCCCTCAAACGTTAAAGTCGTCGCTGTAATTGTAAATTGAAGAGCAAATATATTAAAACCAGCCTTACCTATTGGTATATAGAAATAAGATGTGTCAGCGTTTGGTAAATCTCCATTAATAACATTCAATACCCTACCGTCCAAGCTTGACGGCATATTTAGAGGCGGTGATAATTTCAAAAGATCTAAAGTTGAATCTGCCATAAAGTCTCCTTAATACCATCGGTTAGGATTTGCGTAATCAATACCTATGTACTGAACTGAATCCGGATATTCTGTACGTTCTAAACTATCTAAAAATACTTTTTCTTGAGCTGCTAACCTATCTCTAAAACTTTGAATGTCTGATACCCCACCCATGCCATCCTTTGATTCCATCGCTGCTATTGTCGCATAAAGTTCAATCACTGGCTCAAAAAAAACTGGGTATTGTGTATCAAATGTAAAACCATCTGGACTCGTCGCTGTTGGGAACGTAGGGACATAATTATACCCAAGAGTTAACCCTGTCGTTGAAGTCGCCGCTTCACTCCCTTGCGGTGTTGGCTCTAAAATAATCCTAAGACCTCTCATTCTATAAGTCGGCCTATAAGAATCACCTACTCCTGTTAAAATTAAAGAATTTGGGGTGAATCGTCTCTCAGACGCTTTCAAAGGATACGTTCCGGTTGATGTATTTCTTTCAAGCCTTGCAATTGAAAAGAAAGGAGGCGTTAGCGCGGAGACATCAACCGTGGGGTCGCCAGCTACTAAAGGCAGCGTTACTTGCTCTTGAAAATACCCATCGCCCTCTTGAAGCATTAGCATAGAGTATTTTTTATAAGCTTCCCCAATATACCTATTTAAATCCGTATTGAGATAGAAATTAGGTGTAGCTTCACCTAAATTCGCCCTTACATTCCCTCTAATGGCTCCAAGAGTAGACACTTAAGCCGCCACTCCTTTAGATTTCTTTGGGGCGTTTAACGTGCTCTCAATACTAACCTCACTTAACCCTGCCATGATGTTAACCATGGGTGCTAATTCCTCTCCCATATCCTTATCACTCAAGTAAGAAGGAGCTTCTTCAACAACACCCATTAAACCTAATCTTTCATCAAGCTCAGCTATATGCTTTACAGCTTCTAAGAATTTCTTAGGCTCTTTAATAGTAGAACCATTTCGCCTATCTTGATCCATGCGGGCTTGATAATTTTTTGCCCGTTCAGATAAATAGTTTCTAAATCTTTGTAAGGCTGTCTTTTCTTTTTCAATTAAATCATCCCCAATTCGCACTACGAAAATACCAAGGTCCTTATGGTCATGCTCTAAAGAATAAACAGCAGACTCTGGGATACTTGTAACCTTTCTTGGCAAGAATGTAAAAACTTGTCCTTGAATTTGAAGTTCTTTCTTCTCTAAAGAAGCATTAAAAGCTTTTGCGTCAGTGATTGGCATATATTTTCCCTTTTGGTTGATGTTGGATTTTACGATAACCAGCTGTGACGTCAGAAGTTGGGAAGTTTCTAAGCTCCCGTGCTGCCCGACGCCATTCATTCCGGTCATCTAATAATTTATGTTTATGTTCATCCGAAGATTTCTCTTCGATTTCTAGTTGTTGTCGTGCGGCTTCCGCGTTTAAACTATCTAAAAAACCAGCGGGGTTTCGCATCTTCACTTCATAGTTGTGACGATAAATTAAAAGAGTCGTAAAAACCCAATCACCTAACGGCTTAGGAGCACTATTAGGCTTACCATCAACAGTAGCTGTGATTAATATCGTCCAGTTTTGACGCTCTGGGTTAAATGCAAGGATTCGCCATCTCTTGATGCTTTGATCAAAAGTAGCTTTTAACGTCGGATCAAACATTTTCAAACGCCTTTCAAAGGTGCTATCAATGATTACTCCTCCGTACGTTTCATCCAATCTTCTACCTAGTGCGTCTGTATTCATATAATAAGGGGCAGGAGCCAAAGCTCCCGCCCTATATTCTAGGAACCGAACTGAGGCTCTGTAAGATTAATCAAACGTGTATGAGCATTACGCTTCCACGTTCCAGTGTTGCCATAATAAGCGTAGTAACCGCCGATTTGGTCAAACCCAGGCAATTGATAAATCGTTGAACCATTTAATTTAGAAAGATGAACATCAGACGTTTGGAACTTCTCGACGAACTCAAGATCGTACATACCAATCTCATTTAGCTCGTAGTCTTTGTCGATGAGCCACTCCATATCGTTCCACTTAAGAACAGTATGTCCGCCCAAAACTTTAGCTGGCTCATAACGAACCTTCTGAAGTTCCGTGTCTAAGAACACACGAGGTTGTCCATAATTGGAGATTAAGAAGTTAGGTGTATTTCCACCAATCGCCATACCGAAGTTAGCCGCTTTTTGTAAAAGATCCTGAGAAACAGGAGCTACAGCTGCGGAAACAACGTTTCCAATCCATTCAGGGTTAGTGGCAATAGGTACGTTTTCGAAAGTAGCTGAGAACGAAGAAGTATTACAAATGGCACGAAGACCTGTTAATTCCTTACCACCAACAGGGGCACCTTCATTCACTGTGTATTTCACAATGATGGAGTTATCCGACCATGTTTGAGCAGGAGTGATGGTTAACGTGTTAGTATTATAATCAACCGCAGTAATAGTTGCTCCGTTGATTTCTTTAGCACCAGCCAAAGACGCATAAGAATCAAGTCTCATGTTACGTCGGAATGGAAGAGCGTTATCGACAATAAGAGCTGTAGCGCCGACACCTGCACCATTAGCTAAACTCATTTGACCTGTTCCTAAACCTAAACACTGACGATTCAAATCACTCATCATGCGGCCTAAGTTATCCTTTTGCTGCGCA